CAGCGGGATCTCGACCTCGTCGAATGTCTCCTGCGGCTGGGCGGCCGCCCTCTCCGCCTCGATGGCCTCACGCCGCTTGCCAAGCTGGCTGGACGCTGAGATAGCCGCCCCCGGTGCCGGGACCAGTGCGAACGCCTTGGCGGACTCGACCGTAGTGTGCCAGAGCCGCTGTGCCCGCTCCTGCAGGAACGCCTTGTCCACCTTGATGTCGTTGTCGCTGTAGTACTGGCCCAGATCCTCGGCAAGGACCAGTACGGCCTCCTGACCGACCTCCTGAACCGTCTGCATACCCAGATTGGCACCGTACCGCTTGGAGATGTCCAGAACGATGTCGGCCACCTTCTGGCGGACCAGATTGGTCGCCCCCTTGGTTACCTCGTCCGGAATGGCCCGGCCCAGCTGAAACTGTTCGATCAGGGCGTAGGGCACACCGGCGAAATTGGAGATTATTTTGGAGACCGTGGGGTCTGCACCCTCCCGACGCATGGCGTAGTAGGCTTCCCCGGCACCCTGTCTGGCCCAGAAGTAGGTCGATCCTACTTTGAACCCGAACCCGAACCCGGTCACTGAAGCGGCCGGAACGGTAATCGCTTCTTCAGGAAGGGCAACCTGCGGACCCAGCTGGCCGGCAATAGCCGCACCGGACGCACCCGCCGCAGCACCCGCCGCAGCCATCGGCAACCCGGCCTTGGCACCCTCGACAAAACTGGGCAACACGCTGCCGGCCGCACCGTAGACCATTTCTGCCAGCAGGTTCCCGTCAATCGGGTCCTGCATCTGTTTCTTTTCGAGACGCTGAAGCTGCTCGATGATCTGCTGTTCACGCTGGGGGTCGGGATTGGCAATGGCCGCGTCGTACAGGTCAACCGTCGCCTTTACGTGCTCACTTCCCCGGCGGTAGGATTCCACCACCTTGCCGGTGAACGAGTGTTTCAGGCCGCTGATACGCCTCTCCTCGCCGCGTCGGGCGATGATCTGCTGCATGTCGGCACCAGACAACTCGTTGGAATCATTAAAGACCGAGCCTATAGCGACCGGCACACCCGATTTCAAATTTGCCGTATCGCTATAGGCTTGCAGAAAAGCTGTGGCGGGTTTTTCCACTCGGTCTTTGCCGGCATCCTGCCCGGCGGTATCGTCATCACCCAATGTAACCGGTCGTGTTCGGTCTCCCGTAATCCCGTCGAAACTGATCTGGCCTTGCTGGGCCGCGTTCCAGAACGCCTCGATCTCCGCGTTCTCCTGATCCCTGCGGGCAAACTCCTCCTCCACGGACTGCCAAATGGCCGGGTTCGCCATTTTGGGGTCCCGCTTACTGAACTCCTGACCCACTTTTGCGGGGTCAAATGCCTTGTTTGCTTTCTGGACCTGCTGCTGGGCCTCGGCGTTCTGCTTGTCCTGTTCCGCAAACGCCGCTTCCACGCGGTCCCATAAGCCGATATTAGCCATTAGAAGTTGGTTCCCTGAAACAGTCCCAAGTCCTTGTATATCTGGTAAATCTCCGAAGGCTGCCTACCAGCCTTCAGCCACTTCTGAATATCCTGCTCCGCACCGGCAACCGTCTGGCCCAGATAGCTGATCCACTGCTGGTCTGACGGCGTAATGAACGGCCCCTGCGTCGCGTTGGCGTCAACAATGCTGGACGGGTGGAAGAAGTCCGGGTTGATCTCAGGCTGACCGGGAGGGCCTCCCTGCAGGACGTTACTCCCATCGTTGATGTTTTGTGCCCTCTGAACGTGCTGCGTCCCTGTCATGAGGTCCTGACCTGTTGGCGGAGGTGTCACTTCTGCCTGCGGGATCGGCGGGGCCGGGGCCTCCTGCGGGTTCAGGGCTGAGGCCAATCCAGCGAAATTGTTCGGGTCCATCGGCGGCGGAGGCGGAATCGGCTGGCCCTCCGGCACTTCAGGGGCTGGCGTCTGGGGGTTGGCCGCCCCGGCCACCGCCTGCTCCATCGGCGAGTTGCCAATCACATCCTGCGGGTTCTGGCCGGTGAAGGCTTGTTTGAGTTCAGACCCGTACTGCGGGTAACTTCGCACCATAGCGTTAGCCCAATCCTGAGCAAACTCGTCTCCCCACCGCTCCGCTACGGTATCCAGCTGCACCTTTGCCCATTGAGCAACCTTGCCAGCGTCCACTCCTCCGACACCGGCCTCACCTCCAGCCAATTCTCCCGGAGAACCCATCTGGCCTTGTTCGATAGCGTGATCCAACGCCTCACGAGAATCATTCACAACCAATCCCACGTTTTGCCTCTTGATGCCGACAATGAAGTCCTGCATCCCTTGTTCACCCATGCGGGTCACAAACTCGGGCCGGAACCTCTTAACAAGACCAATCGCCCCGTCAATCTGGTCCGGGTCCATTGAGTTGAGGAACTTCATCGTGGCAAGGTCCTGCTGCTGCTCGAACATCTGATCACGGTTCGCCATGTGGTCTTCACGCAAGCCCAGACTGGCGGAGTCCCGCAGCGTCTGTGCGATTGTCTGGCCCGCACCCGCGAGACCCTGAGCCATCCTCTCCTTGCCGGAAGGACCCTTCTGAAATACTTGTACCGATGGCATATTACACTCCTAAAGCTATCTGCCCTTGGTCCTGATACTTGAATAACAGGTCCATCAGGCCGCCAATGCTGAAGCCGTCCACTTCCAGCAGATCCAGAAATTCCGCCTCGAACTCACGCTGCTGCTGGTTCTGTTCCATGTTGAATATCCCCATCAACGTCGAGTAGATGTTTGCCTGCGTGTTGGTGATCTGGGCGTCCGCCAGTGCGGAGTTGATGTCGATGGTTGACCACGTAGAGGCCGTCAGGGCGTTGATCCGGTTGATGGACGCCTCGGTCGTGTCCAGCTTGCCGGGAAGCTCGGTCAGGTCCATCTGAAGCCGTGCCGCGGCGATGCCACGATTCTTATGAGCCTCCTCGGCATTGAACAGGAACTCAGTCCGAGACTCCTCCAGCTTGTCGGTCAGGTCTTCCAGAGCGTCCACTTCGGTTTGCGTTCGTCCGCCGCCGAAGAAGTTCTCGTTTCCGGCAAACGCCTGCCGGATACGCGGGCGAGTCTTCTCGTCGAACGTCTCAAATGCCGGGTCCTCAACAGAGCTGGTGAACGCCGCTTCAGCCGCCGTGGAATCAAACGGGTTCAGGAAGGTCGCCAGCTGCTCCTGTAGCCAGAGGATATTCGCCTCGGTTCCCGGTATGGCCGGGTCAGACTGGTCCGGCAGGCCGGCCGTGTCGTTGGTATTGGGATCGTTCGGGTCCGCCCCGTCGCCGTCACCCAAAGGATCGACCGTTCCGTTGGTGCCGTCTCCGGTCCCAACGGTGGTCTGTGTACCAAGGCTGGGGTCGTCAGCGGGAACCTCCTGCGTGGTGGTCTGTCCGCCTGCATCGGTTGTGCCGACAACCGCACCGCCGTCCAGCGGGTCCTCGGCCCCCGGAACCTGCGGTCCGCCGCCCAGAGCCGTTGTGCCCTGCACCGGCAGCGTCGCGTTGTACTCATTGATGATGTTCTGGAACACATCCGCACTGGCGAAGGGGTCTTTAATCCGCACCTGACCGGTTACCGGGTCCAGACCCAGCGTGAAGGCTTCCGCCCCGCCGCCGAAGGGACCGCCAACAGTCGAGTTGGTGCCGCCGGTCAGGAAATTGTTGAACGCATCCAGCGAGAAGTCCGGCTGGCCGAAACCGCCGATGTTGCCCATCGCATCGGTGATCGCCTGCGGGGCACCGGTCGCCACCGGAAGGCCCCGGACATAACGACCGAACGCATCGAAATACCGACGGGCTTGACCGGTCCGGTTGGTGTTCAGCCCTTTGAAGGCACCGAACGGATTGCCCCGCTGGGAATTGACGAACTTGTTGAACTCGTCAGACTGCTCGAATCCCTGCTGGAACGGTCGAAACGCATCATTCGATAAAAACTCGTTACCATCTGAAAAGGAGCTTCCAGTCTGGAAACCCAGCCCGGTCCGAATGTCAAATGTCGGGATGTCTCCCGGACGAAGGAAATGGCTGCCGGTGTCCGTGTCCAGCTGGAAGCGTGTACCGATGGGATCATCGAAAATCGTCCCGGTGACCTTTCCCGGAACGCCTGTTGCCTGTTCGGCCGCCTGCTTGCTTGCCATCGCGTGGGCGATAGACTCCGGCGACTTGAACGTCTCAGGGTTCGGGATGACCTCCACCCCGCCACCGGGCAGGGCATGAACGATTTCCGGTAACTGGTTCTCTCCTACCACCGCCGAGCCGCCCGGAGGAATCCGTCCGCCCCCGGCCATTGCCGGCAGAAACCTGTTCTTCAGGTCCTGTTGGAAATTCTGATCCACTCCCCGCAGGTTCATGGCACGGCCCAGCGTCTGCCCGGCACCGGCGATGGTCTGCTGCTGCTGGTCCGTCAGGCCCGCGACCGGCGTGGCCGGCCGATTCTTGAGCTTCTGCTGTATTTTGGACAGCAGCGGGGCACGAGAGATCTCCTTGCCCTTACCGTCGCGGGTGATGCCCATGAGCCAGTCGAACAAGAGCCGGTCCATCCCCTTCTGGTTCCGGCTGAACGTGCTGAACACGCTGGGGCTGGACCCGCCCGCCATCGCCGCGCCCCCGATCTGGCTACCTCCGCCAATCAGGCTGGAGGCGATCAATGCCGCACTCGTACCGCCGTCGAATCTCTGACTCGGCTTGTAGGCAGGAGCGAAGGGTTCAAAGTGATTATAGTTATTGATTATCCACATGATTCACCTCTATTTCCACGCAATGCAGTGGTAATCCGCTGATGCGTTTACGTGGGCATTTCCGCTATTAACTTGCAGTGTTGTACCGTTCAGCCTGACGTCCGAACTTAAATCAGAACCGGCCGTCATGTTTATTGCGAAAGCCGCCGCCGAACCGTTCGCCGTAAGAACCAGAACTGGCGACCCAGTAGACGTCTCCCTTTGAACTATGCACGCCGTTGGGCTGAAGCCAAATGTGTACTTGGTCTCCCAGCTCGGGGCGGCACCATCCCCAGTATATGACCCATGCTCAAAGCTGGGTCCTGTTGTCCATTCCGGGGCGGTGGCTCCACTGTTGACCTGCAGAATTTGCCCGGCCGTCCCTATCCCCAGCTTGGAGAATGTGGTGGAAGCACTTGCATAGACAAGGTCTCCAGTTGTGTAGCTGGATAAGTCCAGCCCTCCATGATCGACGTCAATGGTTCCCGAACTTGCATTAACGGCAGCGATGGCGTTTGTTTGCATCCGAGCCGTAGCAATGTCCCCAGATCCAGCGTTGATGGCGGCTACTACATTGGTCTGCATCCGGGCTGTGGCGATAGATCCGGAGGAGATTTGCGAAGCGGCTATAGTGCAATTCTGGATAGCAAACCCATCAAGAGTGGCCGCAGTCCCTATCACACGCAGGTACCCCCGTTCCACACCGCCGCCGTCTATAAAAGTCAAGCGGGCCTCGTCAGTTCCGACAGCCATCAGGTGCAATTTGGCGGATTGTACTGACGTATCATACCTAGCCCCAATAAGCGCTGGACCACCACCATCCACAGCGGCCCGGATGGACCATTGACCATCCTCAAGCCACAGGTACTTCGTGTTTACCGTGTCGGCTAATTGGATCTTGGAGTTGGTAATGTCAAAATAATCCGTTGATGATCCTATGAATCCAGCCTGTGCGTTTACCGTAAACGTGCCCCCGACAAACTCCACCTTGTTGTTTGCGTCGCACTGAAACAGGAAATTCCCGCTGCTGTCGATATAGACCGTGGGAGTGCCGGAATTGATATACCCCATGAAACTGGACGTCATTATCAGGCCCGTATAAGCCTCGTGAGAGTCTCCGAACCGGCCGGGAACACTCGTTAGACTGCTTACCCAGTCCGCCCCGTTGGTCGCGTTCAGGTCCCCTGTATATCCAAGCCCGGCAATAGTGACCTGACCACTTCCAGCGTTTGTCAGGGTGCCGTTGGAGTTGATCGAAATGTACGATACATCTACTGTGCCGTTGGCGTTTATCTCATTGATAATGTCGTCAGCGGCGGACAGGCCGATAGAACTGTCTCCATCCAGCAGGTTCAGGAAGTCCATCAGGGCGTTGGACATTTTGGAGGCCCAGTCTCTCAGCTCGGCCAACTGTTGCTCCGGGCTTCCAAACTCGTAGGGAGGACCCGGAATGATGTCTTCAGGTTTTATTCCTAACGGGCTGGTCATTTTTCCTCGTCCATCCTCTCCAGCTCAATCCGGATACTTCCAAGTTTCAGCTTCTCTCCTGACACGGCGTTCCGGAACTGGAACTTTGCCATGTAACCGCTCAGGTTGAAGTTGGCTTTATACAGATCCCACCCACTTGTCAGGGTGACAGTCTTCTCTGTCCAGCCGCTATCCGGGTCGGTGTTGTCGTCCGGGCTGTAGCCCACAACCACCGTGGAAGCCGCTCCGTCGCCGGACGCCTCGAAATACACATTGATCCCGGCATACTTGTGCTTCAGGTCGATCAGGAAGTCTTTGGTCTGTACGTAGGCGTCGATGGCTGTGCCTGCATCGTTCGCGGTATTGTAGTCCCACTGGTACAGGGTTCCGGAACCCACCCCGGCCAGATAAGGGATGTTCTCGTACCCGCCGGTCACCCCGTCCGCTTTCAGGTACTCGGCAAATGCCTGAAAAGCGTGTTGCGTGTTGAACTTGAACCAGCGACGGGTCCTAAAGAAGTAGACGTAGATAATGTCCGGGTCCGTCGTGTCTACTGGAATGACAAACCCGACCGCGTTCAGGTCCCTGAAGTACACCCCAAAGCTGCGATTCCGACGCCTGTAGGTAGAGAACGTCTTGTCGATGTCGTTGAAGAACTCCTCCTTGATGGGATCTCCAATGGGCCGCAGATCCCGGCCGCCGAAGTACTCGTATATCTGTCGGTTGTTGCCCACAAAGTAGTGAGCGTCCCCCGTGTTCACCAGCAGCCTGACTGAGTACAAACCGACTTCGGGGACCATCGTATCGAACCGGAACGGGGCAGAGGAGTCATTGGTGATGTTCTGGCTGATTATGGAATGTTCCATGTAGACATAAGCCGTATTACGCAGCAGCTCGGCTCGGACAATGGCCCCGGCTCCCGTTCTCAGGTCACCAAATGCCGTAGATGACCAGTCGCCTGCAACCGTGAACGATCCCTGAGCGGACCATTGAATCCGTGTCGGCATCAGTTTGTCGCCGCTGGAATCCCAGACGATGTTGTACAGGCAAAGCCGGTTACCGTACTCCAGCATCCATTTGCAGCGGTGGTAGGTTGCAGATGTGTTGTAACCGGTAGCCCCCCCCAGTATGGTAACGCCTGATGCCCCGGACGCTTCTGCGTCATTGACATAATGCACACGGCCGGCAACATCCCCTTGCTCAGGGTCTTCTGGGTTTGTGTTTTGCTGCAGAAAGCAGAGATAGGTTTTCAGGTCGCTCAGGCGAACGATCTCGGTTGTACACCAGTAATGGTCCGTTCCCGTCTGTTTGCCAGACGGGTCGCCGCCGCTGTCAGCCCTCGTCCAGTTACCCCCGTAGGATGCAGACCACTTGATGTCGTCCTGCTCGAAGGCCCACATACGCTTTTTGGCCCCGTTCTGCTCGTAGTAATAGTGCAGGTGCTGGATCTGGGCGTCAGGCGGAGTACTCCCGCCGGCAGCAGCGTACCCCGTCCGCTTGGTCAGAACGCCCTTGTCCACAATGAAGTTCTGTATTTTGGGTGATTCGCTGACGTCGATCAGGTTCCGCGGCAGACCGGTATTCAGCCCACCGTGCAGCCCCGGTATCAGGATGAGATCCATATTTCCGCCGGCCCGGCTCATAGCGTCTCCTACGGCCCGAAGTCGGCCACTGCGTCAGCTGTCTCGTAAGTGCCTTCCTGCTCCATACGGGTCGCCACAAGCAACTGGGCGTGTGCCTCCATCCGTGCCCCGTTCTCAAACTTCCGCATGGCCCGGTACGCGACCGCCAGTGCCATGTGGATGATCTGCTCGTTGAAATTTGTCAGGACCGGGGTTTCCGTGGTGGCAATGTCGCCCGGCATCTGGTCGTAGTAGAGGTACATCGCCTTGCCGTTCTGGTCGCTTCCCGGAACCGGGATCACCTCGATCTGCTTGAAGTCCCTGACAATGTACCATTCCGGGATACCGTTCCCGGCGGCCGGCGGGTAGGGCCATCGGGCGTCCCATGCGTCCACGCCACCGATGTAGGGCTTGAGGGAATGATAGTCCTCGTTGGTCGTGTCGATGTACTTGATCCGCTTGATCCGGCCCACCTTGTAATCAGGAGGGCCTGCCACATCCCACGCAGCCAGTAGGTAGTCAAAGTCGTCGGTCGCCCATGTGACCGTAGAGGTGTCAATGACAGAGGCGTCCTTCAAGCCGGGGTTCAGCTCAATGATTCGTCGTATTCCCTCATTAACCCAGCGGGAAGCACGGGTGTCATCCACCAAGGAATCATTGCTGTCCTTGGCAAGGTAGCCCTGAACTTCATCCACCAGCTGGTCGTGAGTAAGGTCCGCCATGATGTCGCCTCGTTAAAAACCCTGCGGGCGTCCAGAATGAACCGGACGCCCGCGGGAGAGGGAGGTTAATAACCCATTGCCACGAAACTGACGGTCCCGCCGGACGTAATCGTCCCGCCGGTCTCAACCACCCGGTCGATAGTCAGCGTTCCGCGGTCATCCAGATTGCCGGTTGTCAGGGAATACGTTTCCGCATCCGCCGTCACCGCGTTGGGGGTGACATAGCCGGCAACAACGTGCGTCAGACCCGAGTCCTCAACAGTTACCTGAGTATCGGATGTGGAGAACGACACCGTTCCGGCGATTGTCCTCAAGCCCGTAAGGCATCCGCGAACCATGTTGTCATCATCAAATGCGACCATGCTTCACCACCTTTCCGGCTAAAAGCCAAAGAACATAAAGTTCACAACGCCGCCGCTGGTAATCGTTCCGCCGGTTTCCACGACACGCGAGATCGTCACCGATCCCGGCGTTGTCATGTCCGCCACGTACCCGGTCTCGGCGGAGTGCGTTTCCGCGTCCGCCGTTACCGCGTTCGGGGTCACAATACCGGAGACCACCCGCGAGAGGTGGGTCGAGACCGCGACCGTCGTGCCACTGGTCGTAAACGTTGCCGTTCCGCAGTGAACCTGAAGGTTGTTCATGTGGGCCAACGCTTCTGTTGTTGGTATTGCCATGATTAACTCCTTTCAGGTTACGCTTGGGCGTTCATGCTCCAGCCAATGACCTTGGACAAGGTCGCGTTACCGCTGGTCGCACCGGTGGCACCGTAGGCGTTGCCGAACGCCAGTTCGTCGTTCGTGGAGTGATCCACGCACGCCATACCGCCTTCAACCACTTCCCGGCCGTTGGCCGTCTTGTAGTTGCCGTCCAGAGCGGAAACCCAGCCGACAGGGCAGACGCCGCCGCACCAGAACCAGCCGTAGTAATCCTCGGTCATCGCCGATAAGGCGACACACGCGAAGGAATCCTCCACGAACTGATCCGGGTCGTTGGTCACGATTGACCAGTGTTTGGCGTTGCTGCCCGCGGTGGTGACGTTACCGGGAGCCATGATGGCCTTGGCGGCCACGGCGACACCGGAAGCGGTTCCCATCTGCAGGTAGGCGAAAACGGCGTGACCCTTGTTGGTCCGGTCGTAAACGCCGACTTTGAAGCCGACATCGTACTCCGCGGTCGCAACATTGTGGTGGCTGCTGTTGGTGAAGGTGTTGCCGTTGCTGTCAGCCGGCGGAAGCCAGCCGTGGCGAACGGGACCCGGCACCAGATCGAACAGGTGTACATATTGGTCGTCGATTGTTGAAGCTGCCATTAAGAATCACCACCTTTCATCAGGTAATTGCAGTCCGCATCAGGTTGGCGTTGGGCTGCTCACAGATGAGATTGCCTTTCCACTTGATCCGGGCCAGAGATTTTTCGAGACCGCCGATGAGTTTGTCCTGATCGAAGAAATCGCTCATATCGAACGGGCTGCCTGCACGGTCCGTATAACGCAGGCTCCACGTATTCAGGTTCAGGACAAATACGTATGTCGAGCCGACATCGGCGGTGGTTCCGTCGAGTCCGGCGTCGCTTCCATCCCGGTGTTCCACATCGGCCCCGGTCAACCGTTCCAGACGCAGATCCTCGGCGATTTCGTAACCGTCGAGTGACATGCTCCGGAATCCCTGCTTGGCCGCGTTTCCGCTCACCTCGTAGGAGTTGGACGCCTCCATCTGGGCCTTCATCCTGTTGTACAGGGTGCTGCCCATGATGATGAGAATGTCGTCCGACCCTTCGGTAAATTCACGGACGCTGTCCAGCCAGTTCCAGAGATTCGACTTGGAAATGGTGGCCGCGGTGTCGTGGGCGGCGTAGTCGGCTGCCTGCCACCATTCGTTGGTGACGCTGGTAGCACGGGTCAGACCGCCATAGGTCTTGTCTGTGTCCAGTGCGGAACAGAGACCCTGCAGGTAAGTGTGATAGGTGTCGATCTCGGCGTCGTTGGCTGAGCCGTAGATCCTCTTGTACATCAGCTGCTTCATCGACCGCAGGGCGTTCTTGGCGATCACTTCTGCCGTGTCGATCAGCTTGCCGTCGCCCTCGGGGGCGTTTATGACGTCTTCGTCTACCGTCTTTTCGACGGGGATCGTGATGTACGCACGATTCCACTTGGGTTTCTCAAGGATTTCCTTGGACCCGCCGACCAACGGATCATTCGGTCCGTACTCCTGAACCAGCGATTCGGTGTCGGCTACTTCTCCGATCATCTCATACTGGAGACCACCGGGGAAAATCTGTTGACGCTCCATGAGGCGTGTCAGCAGAGGCATACCATAGGAAATGTGAGACTTCCAAGCCTTGTTGACGAAAACGCGAGTTGCGTTCACAAGGTTGGTTGCCATGATAATACTCCTTCTTCCCTGAAGGAGCGGCCGTGCTGGCTACTTCCGGAACAGCTTTTTCATCTGTTCCTTGACGTCCTTCAGGGAGCCTTCTTTAATGTCCGTGCCGCCCGAGACTCGGCCACCTTGACCGCTATCTAGGACCGGCTTTCCATCGTTGTCAGGCTTCTGTTCGGAGTCATCCTTGTCAGGCTTCTTGCCATCCGATTTCTCGACGTAGGCAAGTTTCAGGGCTTTTTCCACCCATGCTTTCTGCTGGGCGGCAGGGAGCTTATTGATCTGGAGTTGCTGGTATTCCTCCTCGACTTCAGGCAAAACCTCGTTGCGGTGAGGACCATACTCCTTGTCGAACTTCGTCAGGGTGTCATCGAGAACCTTTTGACCCTGCTGGTCGCGGGCAGTCTGTTCGGCCTGCCCCAACTGCTGCTTGGCGGAGGTGAGATCCCGTCGGGTCTCCTTGAGGCTCCCTTCGAGCTTGACGACTTTGTCTCTCAGGTTCTCGTAGACATCCAAGTCCACCTGTTCGGTTTCCTCGGCCTTGTCGTCCATGTCCTGCTTCATGCGGTTCCGCTCGGCGATGGTTTGTGCCAGTTGGGCCTGAAGCTGGGCCTCTCTCTTGCCAGCCGCACTCAGTTCGTCACGATACTGACGCTCCTTGTTCCATTCCTGTTGCTGCTGCTCTGAACTTTTTTCGGTTTTTTCCGAATTTTGTTCTTCTGCAGTAGCGGATACTCCTTCATCAACCATGACTGACTCCTTTCTTCGTGATTGCCAGCAGCGTGTCCGACAAGGACTTATAAAAGGCTAAGACACTGGTAACTATCCGGTTACGCTTTGTTCAGCTCATGTCCGAACGGCTATAACAAGCTGTCACCGTGCCACGCAAAAAATTATACTAAACAGTCTGTTTTTGTCAACTGACTCCAGCCCCTACCGGTTCGGCAGGCTGGGCAGGCTGGCCGCCTCCGGAGGGCGGTTGTCCGCCGCCCTGCGGGGGTGCCCCCTGACCTGAAAGGGTGCTCTGTAACATCAGCTGCCTCTCCAGTGCGGCCATCACCTGATCGGGCGGCAGCTGCAGCTCGGAGGCCATCTCCATGATCTGGGTCAGCACCTGCGTCAGGGAGTGCCGTTCCAGAATCTCGTCGATGTTCTGTATTTTCAGTTTTTCCAATACGTCCTTGAGCATCGCGTCCCCAACGAACTCGTATGCCTTGACGTACTTGGCCTGCTCCTTCTCCTCGTCGAACGGGAGGGTGCTGGCCGGCTCGAATATGATGTCCACCTTGGCGTCGGCCAGACCGGACGACCATTTCATCGAACTCTGGACCGCCTCCGGGGTGGCCCCGACAATGCGAATCCACTCGTCCGGCCGCAGGTGGGCCTGCTTGAGTTCCACCAGACCGCGGGCGACGTTCTTCATCCACTCGTCCAGTATGGCACCCTTCATCGCCACACGCAGCCGGGTGTTCCGGTTGAGCATCTGCAGCTCACCCAGCGTCTGTTCGCCGCTGGAGGCCCGGCCCTGTGCGACGTCATGGACGCCCTTGAGGTCCTGATCCTGCCGCTTGAACAGCTCGAACATGCGGAACAGGCTTTCCGGGATACCGACGGGAGGCTCACGGCGGAACTTGGCGAACATGCCCCGCTTGAGCTGCAGGATACCGCCCGCCCAGTTGGGGACCGTTGCTTCCTGCTTGCGGTCGTTGCCCTTGCGGATGGCCCCTTCCTCGATAACGTTCAGGGGGTCCGCGAAGAATTTCAGGTTGTTCAGGAAATGGCTGGAAACGGTGTTCATCCAGTCTTGGAACCCGCGGCTCAGCTCCACCCCGTTGACCCCCTGCCAGATATGCGGCAGGAAGCTGTTGGGGGCCACGGCGAAAGGCCACTGGCTGGCGATAATCCGGCGCGAGACGCCGTAGTCGATCACCCCATAGGCCCGGTCCTCGACAATGACCTTGTCGCCCACCCGGACGATGACCCGCCCGACCGGGTACTTGGGCCGCTTCTTGCCCTTGTTCTTGTTCCGCTGGGGCCAGACGTCCACCATCTCAAACCCCTCGCCGTCCTCCTTCGGGCGGTTGCTGTCGTAGTAGAGAGGGTTGTCGTCCATTTTCAGGATGTGCTCGGTGCCCGGCTCTCCGAACGGGATATTCTCCAGCTCCTTCGGCAGGTCCTCCAGCGTGTAGTCCCGGATGAAGAACTCCTGCACCTTGACCAGCCCGGTCTCCCGCTGGTTGGCGTCCAACTGGCTTTTCTGGTTGTTGCCGGTCAGGGACGTGATCGCGTCGGCCAGACGACGCTGCAGGAACTCCTCGGTGTCGTTCTCCTTCTCCTTGCCGGCCCATGCGTAGGTGGACCGGTTGAAGTCCCGCTCGTCCGTGCCGGTCGCCGTGTTCCTGACGGGCATGGACTTGTTGACCTGATCGCCTTCGCCCTGCTCCTCCAGCCAGTCGGCGTACTTCTCCCAGCGGAAGGCCGCCCACGCCTTATCCACCCACCGCTCGGTCCAGAGGTATCTGGCCTTGGTGGGGATGTCGAACGCGGACTCGACCTCCTCGTCACAGCCGAAATACTGGGGATTGACGATCACCACCTCGGCCCGGCCGTCGTAATTCTGCCGTTCCTCGTTCCAGTTCTCGGTCGGCTCCCAGTACCATTTCGCCAGCATGAACCCGGAGAGGTGATTGTCCAGTTCGGCCTGCATGGCCTTGAGCCTCATATTCTGCTCGACCGACCATGTGTACCGCAGCATCCCATCGACGATTTTCGCGTCCTCGATGTCGGTGTCCTCGACCGGGACCACCTCCAGACGGGGATTGTTGCTGGTCAGCATGGCGATTTCCTGCATCATGTCGGCGAACATGCGGTTCATCACCGGGTACTCCCAGTTCTTCTTCCGCTTCTTGTCGCCGATCTGGTCGCCGTAGACGTATCGCACCGCGTCCCGGTACATCGCCAGAAACTGGTCGGTCCGCTTGCGGCCCTGAGCAACCATGTTGTCCATCAGGCCGTTCAGGGTTTCTTCGGACTTCTCGCCGTCCGGGATATTCGTCGTCGTGATTGAGTGTGCCATGTAACGCTCCTGAAATTCAAGAGTAGATGTTTGTGGAATACCGTGCCCTCAGACTTCCGTCGATTCGGCTGCGGTTCCTGCTTCCGGGATTATGGGGGCCTATATATGCACCGTTGTCGTTTACCACGATTTGGTCTACGTAAATGTTTCCATTGGTCCCGGCGTCGGTAAGGTTAATCTGACCCATTCGGAAGAAATCAAGGTCCCACCCGTCATAAAGGTCCACGCCGGAGACAGTCCCCTCGCTAACTCCATCCACCCAAATTTCAGCGGTCGCATTAGAGGAACTGTCATTATCCGCCTGAGTCCATTGGGCCTCGATCAGGTGTACCGCATCGGTAATGGCGAACTTGGTTGAATCTGTCCACGAAAGCCCGTCGGACCTGACACCAATACTCATCTCATATCCAGAACCTGCTACCCCATGTAGCTCTATTTTCTGGTAGGTTGTGGTTGCTGCGGCGTTCCCCGTCATAACAGGAAACTTCTCACCCACGCCCTGAGTAAGCCCGCTGGGGTCAAAGTAGAATCGCATACGGAAAATATCGGTGTTGTGTGTTACGGACTTCTGACCATACGCCTTGTCCCCAGTCGTATCAACCAAGCACTGGAGTCCGAACCGGGTATTCGCCAGTGCAGCCTGCTGGGCTACATCTACGCCCCCAGTCCCGGTTCTGTAGAGAAGGGTCCACTCACTGGGGCTACCCGACTCCATCTGGATGTTGGCAATTACAGCCATTAGACCGCATACCTCCCCCTGAAATCGCGGTGTCCGCTGAGATCGTACCGGCTGCGATACCCGGAGGTGCTGGCCGAATGAGGGCCGATCATGGCGTTGTCGTCCGCTATTTTCAGCTGATCCAAGTAGAGCGGACCGCTGGTACTGGCGTCCGGGTATAAGGCTCCAAAGTTGATTTCGTCCGGCCAGTCATCATAGAGGTCAATTCCGCCGGAGGCAGGAGATCGCTCCATGAGAACCCCGTTGGAGTACCACTCGCCGTAGGCGTCAGCGGAACTGTCGGTGTCGGCCTTGTAAATCACAATCTCAACGTACTGGGCACCCGCGTTCCATGCGGTCTGAACACCCCAGCTGGTGGACGTCCTTCCGTCATTTTTGAGTGCCAAGCGTCCATACTTCCCGCTCCCGTTGGTTCCCAGCATGAACAATATCTGGTCATTATTAGAGAACTGGAGTACGGAGCGGTGCTCCTCGCCGTTGGCCTGTGTCTCATTGTCCCGGTTGATGTAGAACCGGACATGAAGCTGCTCCCCCGTACTAACAAAAGACTTGATCCCGTAGGATGTGTTTGTTAAGGCCATCTCCTTTCCCAGAGATGTCCCGGCCATCGCGGCAGAAGCGTTTACCGTAACCTGAGAGCCTGTCACATAGGAATCGTACTCGCTCAGGTCGCCAGTTTCATGGGTTGCCTCGAAAAGAACCGGCATTACCGGGGCCTCCTCTCCACCCGGACCGGCTTGGGCGGATAGTCGTCCCTGCCCGGCTCGTCTTCGGGCCAAACCGTCGGCTCTGCCCCAAACGCATAGGAATAGGTCCCGTCCCGATTCTTGTGGACATGGATCTCTGACTTTTCAACCGGATCGCTGGTCCCCTTGCGGAACTCGTTACGGACGGATTTCTCCGCCTTGCGGGAGTTGGCGTCAGTGCCCCGGCTGTCTCGGGTGGACTCCATAAGGTCCACAACCCGGCCGTCCTTGTAGACGATCCGGCAGGCGACCCCTTCTTCTGGGACGGACTTGATTGCAACAATCCGGGAATGCATTAGTACTCCTTGAAAAGGCAGATGCCGTCTGTCCCGTCCGTTCCGGAAGGTGCGGCCGTATTGAAGTCGGCGTAGATCCACGTTACCCCGCGGGCGTCAAAGCGGATCTCGGCGATGCCGTCGGTCGAACCCACCGCCGTCACAGAGACGTTGTCGGTCGTGTCGGTGATCGTGTCGGCGTAGAAGAAATCCGTCAGGGACGTCTGCAGGACCGGGTGCGTCTCGCAAACGGCGGCCCCGGCTTGGATCGGGTTGAGAATCAGGGCGTCCATCGGTGCCCCGGTGCAGTCCCACATCCAGACGGTGCAGGCGACCTGTTTGTCTGCCGTGTCCGACACCAGAAACCGCATCCGCAGCCCGTTGCACTCCAGCGTCAGTCGGGCCGCGTGGCGGCTCGTCAGGTCCCGGTGCTGGTTCTGGCCTGTCAGGCCGGCCGGCCTGTTGGCCGGGTTCTGGGCACCGGTGGCCCATGTGCCCCCGTAGGCCAGATCGTAGGCGTTCCCGGTGGTGTTGGTAGACGCCTGACCAGCAATTCTCCATTCATTCTGTGCCGTGTTCAGTAAAGTCATGACTTACTCCGTTTCTCCGGCCGTGTCCGCGACCGGGGGCGGCTTTTCAAACAGCCCTGTATCCTCGCCCCGCAACCGCAGGGCAATCTTGATTGCAACACACATACCCAAAAGTGTCGCCAGCGAACCCATCACGAAGGCCCCGATGACGAACCAGCATACCGTAGCAGTATCCATGCCAACACAGCTCCCTCAATGACCGCCAGCAGCAGAACACACCAGAAGTTCTGGCGGCTACTCCGCAGGCGTTCTTCCATCAGCGTCCGGTGATACTTCCTTATCATCCGGTTTGATCCCGTTCCACAACTCGCAGCCGGCGTGAGGGGTCATGATGACCATGAAATTCACGCTCTCCGGGTTGCAGCAGGTGATAAGCGGAAAAAGCGTTTCCTTGGGCACGGTCGGGTCAATGATCGCCCGCCCGGCCACGGCAGAGGTCGGAACCTTCAGGATGACAGGGTTCGGCGGGTTGTGATACTTACAGGTCCCGCAGATGGTTCCGTCGTTGATACGTCGCTGCCCGGCCGGAATCGCTTCTTTAATCGTCTTGCGAATTTTCCGCTTGCTCATACAGGTCCAGTGCCTCCCGTATGGCGTCCGGCGGAATCGCTCCCAGATCCAGCTCAAGTACCGTGGGACGCAACGGGGCCGGATGATTCACCTTAATGCGAACCCCGGACTCGGTCAGAGCCACACGGTAGGGGAGACGCTCCTTGGCAGGAGCAGGACCTGAAGGCTTGGCCTTCTTTGCGGACGCCTTTTTCTTGGAGGCGGTCTTTTTATTGGAAGCCATATTGATACTCCGTTAATTATGACCCGCCACAGGCTTTATTGAAGTGTGACAAACCATCCGTGGTTGTCAAGCGTAATCACGCTACTTGTTTCGGTTTTCGCTTATTCAGGTCCTCTGCCAGCATGGAATAGGCCGGCCACGGCAGGGAATGATCCAGACGGGACGGGGCCAGTATCTGCTCAGCCCACGCGAACCCGGCGTATTCCCAGCGGGTCAGGTCGTCGCTGCCCATCATCAGCATGAACGCATGGAACCGGTTGGGGTGCTCGTCATGCTCCTTGGAGACGATCAGCTTGGGCGTCGGCCCGTTGTACAGGGTGTGCTTGACGTCTATCGCCAGTTCCGCGTAGTAGAGATCCGCGGTCCCGATCTGGGAATTGTCCACCCGCGGGTTGAAGTAGACGTTCAGACACTCCGCCGCGGCCATTTCGGACATCAGGCTGCCATGTGCCTTTTTCAGCCGGTCCGGGGTCATGTCCCGGTTGAGCCGGTTGTTCTCGAACTTGACCTTGAACTCAAGGGCCTTTTCAGCCAGCGGAACCATGCAATCAACAACGTACTTTGGGAATACTACAATCATGAATCTAACTCCATATACTGGGTGTAATCCTCCTCCTCGCAGCCGCCCATCACGTAGTCAGGCTGGAAAACTGGTCGGGCCTCAAGCTCAATAACGCTCTTGCCGGCCGTGTCGGAGAGGGTAAAGGTGCCAAACTGCTCAAGGACTGTCATGAGCATCTGGTAAGCTATCGCAAAAGCCATCACACAATCGTCGTGCTCACCGGTCATCGCCTGCGGCTTGCCGGTCTTGTCGTAGTGAAAGGCCCGCATTTCGATCATCAGCCGGTCGGAGGGCACCCGGACAAGGTTCTCACGGATCGCTTTCTGCAGGTCGCCCAGCATCATCATCCGGGTGGCCGTATCGGTCCGCCAGCCGATTTTCTCGGTGGTGACGTCCCCGTGCTGGTCGTACCGCTCACGGGTGTAGAGGTTCGGGTAATTGAGCCGCTTGAGGCACTGACGCATCTCGCCGCCGGAGGTGTTGTTGATCTCAAAACCCAGCAGGGCGTCGTTGAAATGGCGGCCCAGTGCGTCCGCCTGCTCGCTGAACAGGTCCACGTTCTGGCGGGAGTGGCACTCGGCGACCACGATCCGTTCCCGGCTCATGACGTAGGCGACACTGGCGTCGGGGTCCCGGTGGTCGTCGTCCTGTATGCCCTCGGCGGTGTCGCAGCCCATCGCGTAGGGTTCCCCGTACCGCGGCTGATACCAGATCCTGACGGGTCCGGTCTCGTCCATGACGAACTGACCGGCCTCAAACCGGCCCTTGAACGGGGCGACCTTGACCTCGGCGTCCATCCGCATGAGACGAAACGGCTGGAAAAAGGGCCGTCCACCGACGATAAACGCCTCCTGCCAGTTTGACGGGTACTCCTGCTTCATGAGTTCCTCGTCGTTGCCGCAGTCGTTCCGCAGGATGTAGCGATACCAGATCATCTGGTCGTCATCGAGATTGTACTCCCGGCGGCGGCGGTTCTCCTCCTGAGACCACGGCTCCCCGTCCTGATTAGGGTCCAGACTGGGGTGACGGCCCGGCGGGAGCCGGTATTCGTCAAATTCGTGCCATGCCAGAAACACCGGGACATACTCCGACTCGCCCTTGACCGCCTGACACCACCTTTCGTAAAACTCGCCGCCCATACCGTTCGCCGTCGATTCCAGCAGGCTGAAGGTGCCGGGGTCCTTGGAGATGGCCGCGTGGACCGCGTTCAGCGATTCCTTCGCATACGGCCAGAAAGCCACCTCCGAGCCATGAAAGAAATGCAGCGTACTCGAACGGCCCAGCTTCGTTTTACCGGCAGTCTGGACCGCCATTTTTGATCGGTGCGGAGCACTGTAAATGATCTCCTTGCGGTTGGTGTAGTCGGTCGGACGCGGCTCGGTATTGTCCTCCTGCATCAGCTGGATCATCTGGAAAATGGAGGTGCTGGACTCGTCATCGTGGGCACTGACAAGGCCGGTGATATTCGGGCGGTTATTGGAGAAGTAGTACATCAACGCCTCAGTAAAGGTGCTGACGCCCATCTGCCGGGCCTTGAGCACGATAATCCGCACCGGCCGGCCCGCCGCCTGCAGGTCCTCGATCACCTGCATAATGCGGATCTGGGCCTCGTTCAGCCGGAACGGGATGATCTCGCCCCGCTTGGTGCGGATATTGCAGTGCGTCGCCATCCAGTGTTCAGGACGCTGCTGCAGGACCCGCAGGGTGATGTCAATGTCTGCTTGCGTCATTTCCACCAGTTCTCCGTCTTGAGTTCGGGGCTGCCGTAGGAAGGGGCGTCCAGCAGCTCAGCGAACGTGATGCCCGGACCGGTCGTGTCCTGCAGGCAGAAATCCATCAGGGCCTGCCGGGCCGCGTCCATTTTGGCCTGAATCAGGGCTTCCAGTCGTTCGTCTGTCACGGTCGCCTCTTGATCATTTCAGCCCTTGCCCGACGCAGCAGGTCTGTAGGGAACTTGACCAGAGACTCTGTGGTCTCGCTAACAGACCGCCAGATCGTTCCCTTGCACTCCTTACACAGATGGCCCCTGCCGCTCTCCTCTGTCACTTGATCCTCTCCGCCCCACTGCTCCTCTATCAGGTCAATCCTGACAGTAGGGGAGCCGTCCGGAAGCTCCTTCATACAGCCGTCACACAGAATCATAAAATACCTACCTCTCTAGGGCCTCGTCGGCTTGAAACGGGTGTTGCATTTGACACAAAAACACATGAAATCGTTCACCGCCCAGCCGCATTTCGGACAGGGACGGTAATTGTCGATCAGGTTGTCCAGCGGAACGTCCAGATTGAACGTCGCCAGCTGACGCTGCTGGATTCGCACGAGATGGCTCAGCCCCTCAGGACTGAAGTGGGTCTGCTTTTTGGCCTTTTTCATTCGCACACATCCGTTTGTACTCAGATAAGGGTAGTTTAACATACCGGGTGCCCGCACAGGCCGGACACTTCATTTTGTCGTCGAAATAGCCGTCACCACGGCAAACCGGGCATTTTCGCGGAGAAACAGGGATTGTTCCATGTGGAACATTTTCTCCGACATACAAACGCTTGCAAAAAACCCGCCGGCTCATGACGACCGCTCATCAAGGCGTTTTTTCAATGAGTTCAATATCCGGGGTATCTCACGAGAAAGCCAGTACTGGAAAGCAACTTCGTGCGGATAGCCCAAATCAACCCCTTCCGAACACATTGTCTCTATACAGGACACGCAGAAATGCCAACAGTGACCGTATCCCCCGGAAGGGACGTCGCTGCCGCCCGCTGCCGGGCCTATGTCAATATAGACGGCAACAGAATCCTCATCCCCTCCGGACGCCTCCTCCATAAAATCGCAGGCCGGATACTTACAGAGATTCTTTCCACACATATCGCAAATGACAACATTGCTCACGAACTGCCCTCCAGATAACGAAGGCCCCGGTTCTGACGAGCGTTGACACTACATTCAGGACACTCAGACAACGGATCGCCCACCCGGCCGCAGGACGAACACAACGGCGGAGGAGATGGATCAGGATGGTAAACATACTCCCAACCCACCTCATTCAGCATCGGATCATACCCAAATGCAACCATCACTGAACCGCCACGAAAAGGGGCGTACCCGGACCCACATAAGAACCCTCGATATTGTACACAAAATGCTCCGTCGCCTCCTCCTCAGTCATCCCGTCCCGCTCTACAAGCAAGTCAATAACCATACCGCCGTCATACACCACGCCAGCAGGACGGTCAAAAATGCCAAAAAATACGCCAATAATCGCATCGTCAAAACCGTCCGCAAACATGATCTCATGCTCACAATCCACCAGTGCCTCAACACACTCATCCCGCGTCATAATCACCTCAAAAAACAGGGCCGGGGCCAGACAACCCCGACCCAACACCAAAACCAAAAAGGCAAGACCTACCCGGATAACCATACAGGGGTCGCCACTGCCCAATCATCCGAGTTGACAGCGATGCGGCCATGCCACCTACTCAAACTATAACATATACGGGACATAATGCAAATAAAAAAAACAGAAAATCACACTAGAGTCACAAACGAGTCACATTGGAGTCACATTGGAGTCACATTGGAGTCACAAAAAATCACGTAAGGCCAACAGAAACCCCACGCCGTCGCGTGTGAGCAGTTCAGAACGATTACGACACTACCTTCGGAATTTTTGAGATACGCGATTACAGAGGACGAAGACACTACTATACGGCAGGATGAGGAGGAGCCTTGGGGAAGGAGGGAGGGAGTCCAAACATCTCTCGCGGACGCCGGTGGAGCGGTGCGTCAAGGCCCCTCGGCCCGCACCCACGCGGCGGCCCACACCGGCCCCAGCACGCACGCCAACGCACGCCCAGCGACACGAATGATATGACAATTCAACGCCTAGGTGCGTCCCAGAAACAGCAACACGAAAAACTTCTTATGCGATCAGGGAGGTTCGCAAATAGTAAGACAATAGCTGCCAATATGGCACACACGCACGCACGCCGCACCTGTCACATGGGCAGGTCAAATATATGATTTATTTCTATTCTTTTTGTTTGCTTTTGTCGATAAATGTGGTATACTGTTATTAGATGGGCAGGACGTTCCTGCCAGCTATTTGACAATCGAATCGAGCAAACGCCAAACACAAGGATAGGTGCGTCCCAGAAACAGCAAAGCAAAAAACGCCATGAAAAACTTCTTATGCAATCAGGGAGGAAGGATGCACGGACTAGCGGACAAAGCGGGGAAGTGAATGAGACGGTGCCGTCTCACACTTCCCCGCATAAAAACCCACACAAGGGACCGAACAATGGACGATCTGAAAAAGCTAAAAGGAAAGGATAGCACAATGCACAAACCAAGCGATTACTGTGACCACTGCGGACGGGCTTCTTCCTCTGACTGTCTTCTCTTCTGCGACTGGACAGAAATGTGGTTATGTGATCACTGTCTTTATTTCTGTCGCCAGGAATTTCTGGACGAGTACCGGAACCAGTAACACACACCGGGGAGCGGGTTTTCGGACCTGCTCCCCATTACACAAGGGAATAGCACAATGCAAATCAATCCACACGGCAACACACACTGGCATGGCCTCCTGATAACGCACGAGGTTATCGACGGAATCGACCAAATTTTCCTGTCGAAAGACAATGATCGTCTTACCGCATCAATGGCGGTGGCAATCATGGAGGGAGTCTGGTCGGGGCCGGGGGACGAAGAAGAAACGGGCATGACGGCCAGTGAACTGAGGCAGGTCAATACGATTCACACGCAAGCTTGCCGACAAGGGCTGTACTAGGCACACAAACCGGGAGGGTCTTCGGGTCCTCCCATCACACAAGGGAATAGCACAATGCACAAACCAAGCGATTATTGTGACCATTGCGGACGGGTTTCTTCCTCTGACTGTTTGCATTTCTGT